GAGCTCTGAGCCCCCAGATGGGAGCACTATCGGCTGCATAAGTAGCGCAACTAAGGAAGCACCCCACATGAACAAGACCGCCTTCGACTTTGTGTCGATCCTTTTGGCATTCCAAGCCATCAAGGAATCAAAGCTCCTCACTGAGGATCAAAAGCAAAAGATATACACCGATATGCTGAGAGCACTGCCCCCAGATGTCTTTTGTTCCACATGCATAGATACCATGACTATCGTCGAGGAGGTCTTAAAGAATGCCCAAACCAAAGCAGCCCCGAAAAAAAGCACAAAAGGAATACACCTACCCGTTGAGGGGAGCGAAGGGCAAAGCCAATTACTTCGCAAAACTAGCGCAAACACCAGAGGGTCGAGAGTTAAGAAAGCAGTGGTCAAAAAAACCTAGGAAGAACCCGGGGCGCCCCAAGGACACCCGTGACGGGTACACTTTGGAACAGATAACGCCGCTTAGGGATAAAGCTAAAGCAGAAGCGAGGATAATCGTGAGCAAGATCAAAAAAGACTTCACCCTAGAGGACGACAGAGCCGAGGAGGCCCTGACAACAGCAGTCCAAATCATGCGCGAGCCTGGGCAAAACCGAGATAAACTGGCAGCAGCCCGTATGATCCTAGATTTCACCAAGGTCAAACCTGTGTCTAAATCTGAGGTATCTGTAGGTAAGGCCGAGGCCTTCCTCAGTGGTCTGCTTTCAGAAGAAGGAGAGACCGATGGACCAGAAACTGAGAGAGGTGCGGAAACGCCTATACACTGAGTTTGACTTTTACTCCAAAGCAGCCCTAAAGATTCGCACGAAGACTGGTGCGATTGCCCCCCTTAACCTAAAGCCAGCCCAGCGCCTCTTAGATGAAGCCGTGAGCCAGCAGATGGAAGCTGAGGGCAAGGTGAGAGTGATTATCCTTAAAGCCCGACAACAAGGCCTTAGCACCTACTGTGGCGGCTACCTCTACTGGTCAGTGTCTCAAAGACCGGCATGTAAAGCGATGGTGATCACCCACCACAGCGATAGTACACGAGCGCTTTTCGATATGACAAAGCGTTACCACGAAAACTGTCCAGACATACTGAAGCCCCAAACAAAGTATTCTTCTAGACGAGAGCTTTCATTTAATGTCTTGGACAGTTCCTATGTTGTTGCTACCGCTGGCGGCGAGAGTATTGGCCGAGGTGAAACCCTTACCCATGTCCACGCCTCCGAGCTTGCATTTTGGTCCAAAAGCACTGCCCTGGAGAACTGGAATGGTATGACCCAGGCTGTCCCTAATGCCCCTGGGACTGCTATCTTTGTTGAGTCTACAGCCAACGGTGTTACAGGGATATTTTATGACCTTTGGAAAGGTGCCGTGGATGGCAGTAATGGATATGTCCCAGTTTTTATTCCGTGGTTTATGGACCCAGAGTATCGTGAGAAAGTCCCTGAGAATTACGAGCGCACCCCAGAAGAAGAAGACCTAGCCGACGAGTATGACCTGGACAGCGAGCAACTTATGTTTAGGCGACGAAAGATTGCCCAGAACGGCCTGGATCTCTTTAGACAGGAGTACCCATCCGAGCCCGAAGAGGCCTTCCTTACCACTGGCCGTCCCGTGTTTAACCCTGAGAAGGTCCAAAAGCGCCTCCAGAATACTGAAGAACTAAAACAAAGGTTAGCTCTAGAAAGCGAAGAGTGGCTAGAGAATGCACGGGGCGAACTGTCGATCTACCGACCACACGTGGAAGGTGAACAGTACGTCATAGGAGCCGATGTCGCGATGGGCGTCCGAGGTGGTGACTACAGTGTAGCCCAGGTCCTCGACAGCAAGAAACGCCAAGTCGCAACCTGGAGATCCCATGTCCACCCAGATTACTTTGCCGAGGTCCTTTATTGGCTTGGTGATTATTACAACGAGGCCTTCATAATCGTGGAAAACAACTCCCACGGGATCCTGACGTGTACCCGTTTAGGTAAAGATATGGCCTACCCTAATTTCTATACTGAGGTCCAGGTTGACAAACTGACTGATCGGGAAACCATCAAGCTTGGTTTCTCTACCACGGCCAAAACTAAGCCCCTCATCATCGATCAATTACGGGCTAGTGTCCGAGAAAATGAGATTGAACTAAACGACAAAGTCACACTGCGTGAGATGCTCACATATGTCGTGACAGAAAGTGGAGCTATGGAAGCTGAACCAAATTGCTATGACGACTGTGTCATGAGCCTAGCCCTAGCCAACCACGTTCACGAGAGCGCCTGGGAACCAGTTGAGAGTACCGATGAATATTATATTGAAATGGTCTGATCACTATGGATAAAAAAGAATACAAGCCTCTAGACGACGAAAAGATTGTCACGCTCTTAGATGACAACATTCGACGGAGCGTAGGCTATTATGACAGCCAGATCAGCCGTGAGCGCAAGAAGGTCGTAGACTACTACAACGCCACGCTCCCACGTAAAGCCCACGATGGTAACTCAAGTTACGTCAGCATGGATGTCTATGATGCAGTAGAAAGCATGAAGGCTGCACTCCTGGAGACCTTTAGTACTGGCAACAAGACGGTTCGATTTGCACCACAGAATGCCGACGATGTGCAGATGGCTGACGTGTGCTCCGAGTATACAGACTATGTGGCTCACCGTCAGAACAACCTCTTTGAGGTCATGAACACAGTGATCCACGATGGACTAATTGCTAGGACTGGGATCTGTAAGGTTTACTGGTCAGAGCGGGAAGAAAGTCACCTGGAGCCCATCCAGGACCTCACTGAGGAGGAGCTCGACGCCCTTCTAGCACAGGACAACGTTGAGATAGAAGAAGTCGAAGAGGACGCGCTAGGTCTATTCGCAGGTGACCTTAGAGTATCCAGGGACACTAGCCAGGTTGCCATTGAGGCGGTAGCCCCCGAAGAGTTTCTAATTGCTCCTCAAGCTAAAGACTTAGACTCGGTGAATTTCTGTGCTCACAGAACCACCATGACCATCTCTGAGCTGCGTGAGCTAGGGTATGACGAAGAGCTCATCAGTAAGATCGGGGACCACGAAGACGTGGACATGGAGACTGACCCAGAGGTCCTCTCCAGACACGAAGAGGTCGGGAGCGACCGAGGGTTCAACGCCAACGGCTACCAGGACCAGGTACGATCTGTGACGGTCTACGAAACCTATTGTATGCTTGATGTCGAGGCATCAGGAATCGCAGAGCTCTACCGTGTAGTCAAGGCTGGCAACGTCATCTTGGAAAAAGAGAAGACGTCCAGGAAACCTTTCGTAGCCTTCACCCCACTACCAATTCCACACGCCTTCTTTGGTAACAACTTTGGATCCAAGGTTGTCCCAATTCAGAACGCCAGGACAGTCCTCACCAGGTCAATCCTGGACCACGCAATGATCACCAATAACCCACGCTACACTGTGGTAAAAGGAGGCCTGACAAACCCAAGGGAACTAATCGACAACCGTGTGGGCGGCATTGTGAATGTCTCTAGGCCCGATGCCGTAAACCCGATGCTACAGGCTCCCCTCAACCCGTTTATCTTCCAGACTATCCAGATGCTGGACGAGGACAAAGAGGATACCACTGGCGTCTCCAGGCTATCCCAGGGTCTCAACAAGGATGCTGTCTCAAAGCAGAATTCAGCAGCTATGGTCGAGCAACTGGCAACTATGAGTCAGCAACGCCAGAAGATCATTGCCAGGTGTTTTGCTAACAGTTTTCTCAAGCCCCTCTATCAGATGATCTACCAACTGTGCGTAGAGAATGAGACCGAGGATAAGATCGTGGAGTTAGCTGGCCAGTACGTTCAGATTAACCCAGGTGCTTGGGCTGACAAACGTGATGTAACCGTCGAAATGCATTTGGGATACGGGGAGCAAGAACAGGAAGCCCAGAAGTACCTAGCAATTCACACTTTGATGTCCTCAGATCCAACCCTGTCATCCATGTACACCCCTGAGAACCAGTTCAAGCTGATGTCGCACGTCATGGAAAACAATGGGATCAAGAACGTCCAGGACTACCTGACATCTCCAGATCAGTTGCCGCCACCTCAACCTGACCCAATGCAAGAGATGCAGCAGCAGATGCAAATGAAACAGATGGAGCTCCAGGAACGCCAGACAGCTATGGCTGAACAGAAGGCGCAGATGGATGCCCAGATTGCACAAATGAAAGTCCAACTGGAACAGATGAAGACCCAGGCAAACATTGCCATCCAGTCTGACAACATGGACCTCAAAGAGTCTCAGCAAGAGCATAAGGTTATGGTCAACATTGCTGAACTAGAGATTGCGAGAACCGCTGATGATGTCAGGGCTATCGCCTCACCGAATGGTTAATCAAAATGAGACGTCGAAATCCTGTTGCCCGTGCACTCAGGACCACAAGATTTCGGCCTCAGATTATCCAAGTCAAAACTAAGACGCTTCCACGAAAAGCGAAGCACAAGAAAGAGAGCAAAGCAAATGACTGAAGAAGAGCAACTCGTCCAACTGGGCGAGGACGCGGAGGCTGTACTCAACAGCCCTGCATTTGAACGCACTGTGAACAAACTTGTGGAGTCTACATTCCAAGCTTTTGTCAATTCAAAGGCAGACGAGGAAGACCTCCGCAAACAAACATACAGCCACTATCGCGCACTCGTGGACGTGGTGAACACATTGAAACAGCAGGTAGCCGTCAGAGACGAAATACTTGCAAAAGGCGATACCAGCCAAGAGGAAGGCGCACCATCATGAACGTGCAAAACAACCCCCCTCAAGAACCCCGTGATCTCCAGGATATGGACGATGTTGGGGACGCTATACTAGGACGGTGGACAGACGGCAAAGACCTATCTGAAGACGAGGACTTAGAGGCAACAGACGAAACCCTCGAAGAGACAGAGGAACAGTCTGATTACGACCAGGAAGATACTGAAGTCGATGAAACCGAAGATGAAACCGATGAGGACCCTGACGACGAGGAAGAGCCAACCACCGAGGACGAAGACGAGGAAGAAGCAGATGAGATTGATATTTCTGATGATACCCTGGTTGAGATTGCGGTGGATGGTGAAACCAAACAGGCATCCTTAAAGGATCTTAAACGGTTGTACGGACAAGAGGCATCCCTAACCCGTAAGTCTCAAGAAACCGCCTCCAAACGCAAAGAGGCAGAAGACGCTTTAAGCAAAGCAGACATGAGTTACAGGAAACTGATTGAAAGGGCTGAGGCACGTTTCAAGCCTTACTCAGAGGTAGACATGTTGGTAGCAAGCCGACAAATGGAACCCACTGAGTTTGCGAAACTACGCCAAGAAGCCAAGGATGCAGAATCCGACCTCAAGTTCCTAACGGAAGAAAGTAATGCTTTCTACCAGGAGGCCAACACCCAGCGCCAAAAGCAGCATCAAGAAGCTGCCCAGGACTGTGTAAAGGTTCTCCAGGAACAACTCCCTGACTGGGGCAATGATCTATACAACGACATTAGATCATATGCCGTTTCAGTAGGCTTACCTAGTGCACAAGTGGACCAATATGTAGACCCCCAGGTCATCGTATTGATCAACAAAGCACGTTTATACGATCAATCGAAGACCACGGCACAAACCAAAAAGGCGAAGGCTAAGGTCATCAGATCGAAGACATCCAAAGGTAAGGTCTTGAGGGTTAACAAAGCACCACTTTCTGATGCAGGTCAAAGAGCTCGCAACCAGAAACAAGCCAGAGATAAACTGCGTTCTGCAGAATCTATGGGTGGTGGCATGGATGATATTGCTGAGGCGTTGATGTCGCGTTGGGAGCGTTAATTACTCTCAATAAGATATAAGGACTAGCCAAAATGGCAACCTATACCACATACGATCAGGTCGGTAAGGCAGAGGATGTCTCTGATATTATTTCAGACATTACGCCCACTGATACTCCATTCTATTCTATGATCAAGTCCGAGAAAGTCTCGGCGCGAACATTTGAATGGCTTGAGGATTCCCTCGCTGCAGCCGCTGTAAACGCAGCCGTTGAAGGGGCAGATGCTACAATGGCAACATTGACGGCAGCTACCTCCAGGACCAATACAACCCAGATACTTACCAAGGCCTTCCAGGTAAGTGCAACAGCCGATTCTATCAAAACCTATGGTAGAGCCAAGGAAACTGCGTATCAACTTGGACGTGCCTTGAAAGAGATCAAGCGTGACGTTGAACGCGCTATGGTTGGGGTCAGTCAGGCCGCAGTCACTGGCTCGTCTTCTGCCGCACGGAAGATGGCTTCTGCTGATCAGCAAATCAGCGGATCTACAGACGCTGGTGCGAGTGCAACGGACCCACTTACAGAGGCCAAGCTTTTGGTCGCTGGACAGGCGGCTTACACTGCAGGTTCTGAACCTTCAGTCCTCATGGTGAAACCAGCAGACTCGACAATCATTGCTGGCTTTGCAGCGGCCTCTGGTCGTAACCGTGAGTTCGCTCAAACGAAGACTCTGGTCAACGTCATTGATTTGCTCGTGACGCCGTTCGGACAGTACAAGGTGGTGCTCAACAGACACCAGGTAAGTACTATTGCCTGGCTCTTAGACCCGACCATGTTTAAAACTGCAGTCCTTCGCCCGTTCTCTCGGACACTCCTGTCCAAGGCTGGCGATTCGGACAAGCATTTTGTCGTGGGCGAGATGTCACTGAAGCACTCTAACTTTGGTGATTCCCACATGATCACAGGACTTTCATAAGTCCGACTAAGAATAGGCTCCGGCCTATAGGCCACCCCCAGAGGTACAGGAGTTTTGCTCTCCTTTTCCTGTCCACTGGGGGTGGTCTTTTTGTTTCTACTAAGGAGACCCCCCCATGAGCACAAATAAGAACGACATGAACCTGCTTGGTGTCAACACTCAGTACCTGCAGTCAGGGACGGATGTCATACGGAAGCACACACAGAACATTACTCAGAACTTCTTGGACGACCTTAAGGACGCCAGGAATGCATCTGATGAACAAAAAGAAGGTGACTATCAGCGTGTCGCAAGCATCCCCGTAGCCGTCCATGAACAATGGCTGCGCGAAGGATTCAACCTCTATGAGGAGCCCATGAAGGCCACTATAAAGAGGCTATGTGACCAGGGCCTGGATGGCTTTATGGCGACCAACAAAAGGATCTAAAGAAATGAACAAAGGTGCCATACGAACCCACTTCAAGGCGCTATTAAATCGTAGTGATATCACCGATACTCTGGCTGATACATTTATAGATCAGTCTATAGCACGGGTCGAGCGCACCCTCCGTATTCCATCTATGGAGAAAACAGCTACATACACAATAGCTGCCTCAACCTCGTTTCTGACGATCCCAAGCGACTTCCTGGAAATCATAGACATCTATCACGGCTCTACAAATCTGACAAAGGTTCCAATGTCGAAGATGGTTGAGATGTCAGATCCGGCTGAAACAGGTA